GGAAGTAAGCGCCCGGAGTGTTGCTTTGAGCGCCAGCCAGAATGATTTTATTAGGTGCAAGAGACATGATTTCCTCCTTACAGGCTCAAAGAGTTGTAGCCCGTAATCTTCGTCATGGCTTTCGGCTTGGTGTTTACCAATTCTGCAATCATCAGAACTGCACCAACGTAGCCAATCTGGAAGTTCGGAAGTGTGGACTCGAAGCCAGTGAAGGCGAACGATGCCTGCTCATGAATGTAGAGCGAGAGATAGTTCGTGTTCAGCAGATACAGAGTACCTTCCGGGCAATACGGGTCTGGATAGATTGGCACACCAGCAACCATCAGGGCGCGGAAAGCAGCCTGTGGGCCATTGGCATCACCATCAAAGCCGGAGCCGGGAGTGATCATGTAGTTTTCTTGGCCTACATAATCCTGTGCCAGCAACGTCCAAGTACCGAAGCCGCAAACGCCAAAGGTCGGAACCTCTGCGCCATTCTTCACGGTGCCGGAAATGTATTGCAGTACGTTTTGACGGGTCGGGTTGACCGAGCCAGCAGCGTATTGCTTCGACTTCCACCATGTGTCCGTAGTACGGTTGATATTACCGTAGGTTGCGGTGCCAGTACCATCATCTACTGCCGCAGGCAGACCGATAAATTGCTGGTTGTTCGTGGTGTTGTTATACAGCGCGGTTGCCATCGAATCCATCATCACGTTGGTCGCGTCGTTCATACGCGCTTCGATCAGAGGAATGATTGCGTAGTCTTGCTGTACGGCACCTTCCATACCGAGGAACGGTACAGGAGAAACCAGCAGCTTCAGGTTAAATTCAGCTTGGTAAGCACCTTGCTGAACGGAAGGCTGCGCGAACGAACCGGAATAGTCCGACCACTGAGCATTCACGAATTGGGAACCCTGAACTGGAACCGATACAGACGACACACCGCCGGAGGCAGTCTGCGAGTTTGCAATCAGTGCCGCCATCAGGGGCGTCGAGTTGTAGATTTGCACGACCAACTTCGGGATAAATGCCCGACGAGTGACGTAGGTCAACTCGTTGTACTGATTAGTACCCGAAGCCGGAAGAATGCCGCCACCAATAGGCATAATTTACCTCCGAAGTTTAAAAAATAGCCCCTTACAAACCGATTGGCTTTGGATTCTTGCGTAATTCTGCCAAAGCCGCCGCTGCATTTTCACGGGCAGCAGCTACCGGATTCTTCATATAGCCCTTCACATCTAAACGAGACATGACGGGCGCTGGATAACCGGGTGTTGGCACTGCCGATTGCTTCATGTGACGCCAGTAATCAGCGGCGGTTTCATGATTAGCAATGCCTTTGTCGGTCATCAGTTTCTCAATTTCAAGAATGTCATCATCAGACTGAGCATAACCACTCTCTTTTAGCTTGCTACGGCGGCGATTTAGTTCATCACGCACCTCACGCGCACGCAACTGCTTCTCAAGGTCTGCCACACGCTGTTCGGACGCCGAAACACGCTGGTTTACCACCTCTTCCATCTCCAATTCAGGCACAGGCAAGTCAGGATTGACTTCTTTTGCCAGTCTTAGAAAGGATTTGCGTGTTTTTGGGTCTTCCGACAAGCGTTTTGAGAGCGCAGCAAGCTCTTCAATTGCTTCGGGAGAATAGTTTTCCAGACTCATGATTAGCCCCTTGAGTTAATTAGTAAATTTTCTTGGTGTCGCCCGGCTTGCTCATAGTCATGGAGTTGCGCTTGCCGGTTTTTGAAGCATTCGACAGGCCACCCATTTCTGCGAAACGAGGCGTGTTGTAAATTTGACCATTCATCTGCGAGTTGTCAGTCGGGCGGCGAACGGTCATTGCACCCTTTGGCTTAAAAAGTTCCATGATTGCTCCTTAAATTGGAAGTGGTGGTGCGGTAGTTCCCGCGATAGGCGCTGACATTGCTTCTCTCTGCCCCGGCGTAGCGCCACCCGCTTGTGGTAGAGACTGAATCATTTGGATGATTTCAGACGGCATCAAGCGACGCGAATCAGACTCGCGCTCACCAAAGCGGCGAGTAATCTCAGCGATCACTTTTTCAATGGTTTTGGATTCTTCCGAACCCATAGCAAAGGCGGCTAGTGCTTGTTGCATCATGTCTAGCGCCATCATGACATTTAAACGCGCAGCTTCTTCTTCACCGCGCTTTGGTTCAGGCGTACTCAAAGGACTTGCCATCGGCGCAGTCGTTTCTTCCTGCTCAAACGCAGGCGGGGTGGCGGGTTCGCCTCCCATTCCTTGATCAGCCTTCATCAAGTCCATCATGTCCTGTGGTTTCACAGCCATTTGGTACTCCTATGTTGCGCGAACGATAGATATAAATTAACTATCGCGTCAACTAAAAAAAGGGGCAAAATGTTGCCCGTTGCTATTTTACTATCGTCCGGTACTTCTGGTGCCAGTATTTCTACTAGCGCCTTTGAAGGCATTTCGGTTAAAGCTCATCGACGGTGGTTGCCGGGTCGATTGAATATCACGTTGGCTCATGCGAGGCTGATCTCCGCTTTTGAGCATAGACTCCGAGTTCATTGCGCCTGATCTTTGATTCATTACACGGCCCTCAGTTGCGGTTGTTCGGGTTGTTCTGGTGTTGCACCCGCCGGAGCGCCGCCTTGCGGTGCGGCAGGGAGCTGCATCATTTGCTGCATAGCTGCGGCAGCTTCCATTGCCTTGACCTCTTCCACCAGTCGATCCTTCATTGGCGGCTCGACCATCTCCAGCAAGCTGGCCTTACCGATAGCGCCAGCATTAAACAGGCTAAAGGCCAAGTCTCTGGCATCTTCCATGAAGATTGGGCTATTGGAATGCGCGTCCACTTTGACAACAAAGTCATCCGTAAACTGGGCGGCAATAAATTCGTTGCCATCTTCGTCACGGTAGCGCGTATCGTCATAGACCATCATCATCTTCAGATACAGCGTTGCAATTTTCTCAAGACTGTCTTCAATGGTCAATGCACGCTTCTTGGCGCGGGAAGAACCCAGTCGCGCAAGTTGGCTGGCGTGTCCTTGGCTACGAACGCCAGTTTCGCCACGACCTGACAACACGCTGGTAATGCCAGAGGCTTCAGCAAACATGGCGTCAATTTCACCGAGTTCGCGGAACAAGTCGTTCGGGATGTTTGGCGTGAACTCTTCTACTTTGGCGTTAGGCATATCAGACGCCACCATGCCGTTGGCACGATTAAGCGCAAACATCTTTTCATCCAAGATTCCTTGGAAACCAATAAACGCTTTGGGTGGGTTGACCTGCTTGTCCAGCAATTCGAGTATCTGTCCGGTTCGTTTATTACGCATCTCTTGCAGGAACACAAGACGCTGCGTTTCAGACTGACCATAGTAGTAATCGTATTGAGGCGATGGGCAGATTTGTACGAACGGCTGCTCACCTTGTAAGAATAGGCTCTTGGATGCACGATCATAGATGACGATGTCTGGATCAGCAATGGTGACGCAGACGTAATCATCTACCTTATCGTCGTATATCCAAAGCTCCCGCATTTTGACGGTAGGCTCTGCAATCTGTGGCGTGTACGTCATGTTGCCAGCCAGATTCATCTGCACGTTACCGTAGATTGTCGGATCAATTGCAGAAGTCACTAGGCGCTCAACGCCTTCGGGGTACTTCTTGGTTTGCTGTTCAGCTAATGCAATGCGACTTAGAATCTCATCACGCTTTTCATGCGAGTACAGGCGTGAGTAGAGTTCCGATTTCGTCATGTAGAACTCTTGCACCATTGCCTCTTGGCGGTCTGTGTATGGTGTGTCTTCGCGTAGCACGCCAAACACGCCGGGTTCCACCATGTACGGGTGGATACCATTGCGCCAGATTAGTTTGACAAAGGTGGAGTTGTAGCAAAACGCCCAATTCAATGCCTGACCAAACACTTGGTCTGCGTTACTAGCAGTCCAGTAATCGTGCAATGCTTTGGTCAGTGCGGATATTTTCTTTTTAAACACTTCAGGCACAGACGCGCCGATCTTGATGGAGAAGCGCGTCGTGTCTGCCGAGTACATAAAGGCAGACAGTTGATCAATGTGCGGATAGATTTTATTGAAGTGCGCAGGCGGTGAGTTTTGATCAGCGCCGAACAGGTAGTAGGAGCGTAGGGTGGAGTATTGTGC